GCGCTTCACATAGTAGCGATTGCCGAGATAGGTGCAGGCGGTGGGAATGCCGCTAGCCGCTGCGCCATCCCAGCCATTGCTCGACGCCGCGCAGCCAAAATAGTAGTTGCCGAGGAACGAGCTATCCATGAACCCGTATTGGCCGTTGGACCGGCTATCGCATTTTACTATGGTGCAGGAGTTCGCATCGGCCCCGTCGAAGAAGAAGCCGTGTCCGCCGTTGTTGGAGGACGAGCACTGGAAGTATGACGTTCCGCTGACTTGGCCCTCGGACGACCCACCAGCGCCAAGCGAGCCAATCCCAGCAAATCCGTGGCTCGGGAATCCGACCGCGTGGCAATATTCAAGATGGGCGATTGCCCGCGTGTAAAAGCCACATGCGCTCGAATACGAACCCGCACCAAGGGACCTTACGGTAAGGCCACGAATGCGAGAACCCTGCGCGTTGTAGGTTTGTGCGCGAGTAGTCTTTGAGCCGTTGACCCCAGTGGTATTCCAGCTCTGAACGACAACGCCATCGTTTCCAGCTGCGAAGGTGAAGGTAACGCCCATGCCGCCGTTGCCTTGGCCGCAGTTGCCCTCGCACTCGATGTCCCACTGCCCGCCGTCGAGTTCGCAAGGCGCGGAGAAATAGTAATTTCCAATCGGAATGAACAGCTTGGGAAATGGCCTGTAGGTTCCGTTGAAGGCGTCCCAATATCCGGTCGAGGGGAGAGAGCTGAAATAGGCCGTGATTGCAGCCCACGCGGCGAGGTTGTCGGTTGTTCCATCGCCCACCATGCCGAACGACTTGGCGTTGAGACCGCCGACCCCGACTGTCGTCGGATCGATCTCAGCCCCATCCGCGCCGAGGAGCATTCCCGGCGTGCCGTCGAGGGTGTGCGCTTCGTTCCACCTATCGACCGAGACTTGCCGGTTCGGGTTGTTCGAACCTGTCGCGGTGTAGGAATGGCGGATACCCACTTAGCCGATTCCGTTTCCGCTCGGCGGCGCAACTTGTGGCTGCTGCGTCATGTATTGGCTGAAATTGGGCTGCTGAAACGGCATTTTCTGCTGCAAGCGAGCGAAAAGCTGCGGGAACATCTGCTGAAGCCCCCCGCCGCCGAACATCTGGCCGAAGTCCGCATGATGACGGTTGAAGAACCCGCCGAACGGTCCGCCCCGCCCCTGCTGGATAATCGGAGGCGTTGCCACCGGAGGCTGCGCCGGTTGTCCCCCAGGCTGTGCCGCCGGGGGAAGGATCGTGCCGGGAACCTGCTGGTTCGGCATTTGCTGGGCGTAGAGATTGCCGAGGTTCGTCGCGAACGCGCCGTCCGAGGTCGCCCCCGGCCACGTTACCGGAGGCGGTGAGGTCATCGGTTGCTGCTGGTTCATTGGCATTACGCCCGTGGGCTGCCGCTGCTGTTGGGCAAGGGGCTGCATCGTCTGCTGATTGCCCAGCCACGGGTTGCTGTTGCGTCCGAAAAACATGTATTCCCCCTAGAAGCTGCTAAGAGCGTTGGCGGTGAGCGTGATCGTTGCGCTGTCGAGAACGGTGGTTGTCCCGGTGGCGCGGATTTGCAGCGTAAAGCTCGCTGACTTGGGCGCGTTGTTCTGGGTCGAGTCCGTCACCGACCACGAGCGGTTGGATGAAAGAGCGAGCCAGCTATCCGTGGTTCCCGTGGTGAGGCTTCCCGAGGTGAGCGTTGCCTTGACCTCATAACCCGAACCCGCAGTGGTCGAGCTGTTCCAGCTTCCCCCGGTGTAGGTACCGTTGCTGTTGATCGAATAAGTTGCAGTCTCGCTTGAGGCGATTCCAGAAGCCGTCACGGTCTGGTCGGACAGGCCTTCGAACGTTCCCCCTCCCCCGCCGTCGCCAGTGGTTCCGGTGCGCGTCAGGGTAATCGAGACATTCCCGGAAAAGGCGGTGTCCCCGGCCCCGTCCGTGGCCGTGCAGCGCCACGTTGCCGAATAGCTCGTTCCCGAAGCGCAGTTGGTTCGCGTGAAAGCGGTTGTCCTGCTGCTCGCGCTGGTGGCCGATATTCTGCTGTCCCCGGAGACCCTGACCCACGAGTAGGTGTAGGGCGAAGTCCCACCAGAAGCAGTTGCGGTGGTCGAGTTCGAGGTGACGGTTGAAGTAGAAGCTGACCCAGACACGCTCGTAGGGCTGCGCGAGACGGCCAGGGGATTAGGTGGGGCTACCGCAGTCGGAGCGCCGATGATTGGGAGACAGCAGACAATCCCCGTCACGACACGCCCGATCCGGCAACGGTCCAGTCGTTCGTGTCCCACTTGATGAGCGTGCAGATTCCACCAACCGCAAGGGTCGCGTCGGCGGAAGTGGTTCCACCGTTGACCTTGAGTGTGACGCCGGAGCCGCGCGTGATCGTTAAGGAACCGGAGCCAGCGTTACGGATGACATAGGCCGCCCCAGTGGTGATCGCGGTCGAGGAGTTTGGGTTGATGGTCGCAGCCGCCGCTACCCCGGTGTAGTTGATACGTCCGCCACGGTCGGCGTCGGCAAAGGTGAATGCGGCGGTTTTCGTGGCAAGAGGGAGATCGCGATAGGCGCTGGATAGGGCTCCGAGGGCGGCCAGTGCGCTCGCTGCGTCCGTCCCGCCCGTGCCGCCGTTTGCTACCGGAAGAGCGGCAGTGCCTGCGAGGAATGACTGTAAGGCCGACGCGAAGGTGTTGCGGATAATCGCCATCATGCTGCGCTTGGCGTTGTCCACGTCGGCGGGCGACATTCCGGTGTCGATATCGATGCCGTCTACAGTAGTGTTGCTGGCAGCGGTGCTGGACCAGTCGAAAATGGTTCCCATTGGGACCCCTTTGGGTTAGAATGGAGGCGTGGATCGTATTTCTGCGGCGCGTGAGCGGCTGGAGTATGTAAAGTCGCTTGCGGCGAGGGCTGGCGAAGCTGGGCCACCGTGCTCGGAATGTCGCTATCGAACCCTGCTGGGCATGTGCGGCAATCCGGCTTACGGCGAGTTCAAGTTCGAACCGTCCCGTGGGGCGCTTTCCGAACAGTTCGATGTGCCAGTCGCCAAGGCCCGTTCCGACGATGGCCTGTGCGGTCCAGAGGCGGTCTTGTTTGAACCAGTTCCCCATCCCGTAGCCATCGCCAAGGGCGCGGTTCGCGGGAGCTGGCTTGCAATCAGGGCGGTTGCCTTTGGAATTGCCGCCCTGTTGTTTCTCAGTTGGTTACTGCGATAGTTCCGGCTGGAAGAAGTAATCGCGCCCCATCGCAGAGGCGAGCATTCCGGCATATTTCGGGTTGGTGTTAATCAGGTATTCCCCGATCTTCTGAATGGCCCTCGGACGTTCGGCCAATAACGCCTTCTGAATGGCCTTCTGCCCTGTCTTGCTGTAGGGGGCCGACAGGAGCGTTCCGAGCGCCAACGCGCCGCCAATCCCGATACCGCCGCCCTCGGTGGCGCGGCTCGGGCTGTTGTCGCCGGTCAGTGCGCCAATGCCTCCGCCAAGCCCCGCGCCGATGGTTCCAAGCTCGCGATAGAGCTGGAGCCGCCCCGCCGTTCCGCTGTCCGGCGTGAGGTTGGGCATGACACCCATCCCCGCTTTCGTGAGATCGAAGAACGGGCGATTGGGCGACAATGCCAGGTCGGAGCCGCCGTATTTGGTGGTATTGCTGATTGACTGCTGGTTGAGCGCCTTGGGCGAAAACATCTCCCCAGCGCCCTGCGCCGCCGACGACTTGCTTGCCGCCTTCACGATCTCTCTGCGGGCGTGGATTGCATTAGCGGTCGCGAGGTCTTGCGCCACAGTCCCGCCCTGTCGAGACCCGAGCGCGTTCAGCTCATCGTCGAGGCCCTGGAGAACGTTCGCCGCCTTGTGGCCCATGACATCGTTCGAAAGTGACGCCTTGGCTTGGCGAACTGACTGAAGCGCGGACTGGAACCCTTCACCAGACATTTCACCGTTGGCGATCTGCGAGCGAACGTCCTTGATAACGTCCGCAACGTCGCTCGAATGCCGGTTGAGGCCATTGGCCGCATTCTCCGCCGCCGTAATCGCGCTATCGAACTGAGGGTCAACCGCGAAACGTGCGCCGTTCAGCTTCGAATACGCAGCCGTTTCCGCCGCTTTTGCGCTGGCAAGTCCTTCTGTTCCGCGCCCTACGACTCCAGGAGCGATCTGGCGGAAGGCTTCGTTGTTGAATGCCGCGTCCCCACGCTGGCGAGCGGTGCCGATAATCGCGTCGAGACCGGGGAGGCCCATCAGGCGCTCCTCAATGCCACCGACACCCTTGCCCACCTCGTCGGCAACATTTGTCGGAGCGTGCGGGTCGATCTCGCCAACGCCCCTCGCAATACGTCCCAAGGTCAGTGGGATTCCAGCATTGTTGAGGTACTGAAGCGCGGGGTCAGTAATGCCCGTTGCGGCGTGGCCGATGGCCTTCTGAGCGCCGCGACCGGCTGCGCCAGCGAGAAGGCCGCTCAACGCACCTTCCACCGCACCGACTCCCCTGTTGCCGTCGCTCTCGCCAGAGCCCGAATAAGCCCCGTACAGCGCGTCTGCGCCCCTGCGGCCCATCGGGCTGGCAATGAGCTTTCCAATGCCAGGAAGGCCGCCAGCCATTCCCTCAAGCGCCATTTGCCCCGCGAGGTCGCCGCCGAAGCTGGCGAGCGGGTGTTGTGCCCTCAAAAGGTCCATGCCCGTCTGCGCGGCAGCGGGATCGGAAGTGAGGTCGTTTAGGTATCCACCAGTAACAGCGTTCGTCAGACCAGCGCCCGCAGCCATTGTCATACCGCCGACGTCTGAAGCGGCTGCTTTGTTGAGAAGCTGCCGGTCGGCGGACATCGGAACCTGTTTCGTGTAGAAGTCAGGCCCGATGGGATAGGCTTTGCCGCGATTGGCGCGTTGCCACACCTTGAAATCCGGCGATTTTCTGAACTGTAGCGCCTCTTGCACGTTGGTGTTTGCAGGATCGACGCCCGAGCGCTGAAGGAACGCGGTTATCTTGTCGTCGGATACGCCCTCTGCGATCATCCTGCCCACGCGTGAACCGGTAGCCTTCAACACGGGGTCAATGATGTCGCGGGTTTTTCCAGTGGCAAAGTTGACCTGATCGCTGGCCCCCGGAGGAGTGATCGGCGGCAATGGGTTCGACGGCGTGACGGGACGGATAACGCCGTTCGCGTCGGGAATACCGCCGAGGGTCTGGATTGCGTTATCCTGTCCGTTCTTCGCCATATCCTGAAGGGTTTGAATCTTCTGGAGAATGGTGGAGTCGAAATCGCTCGACTGCGGAAGGAATGGGCCGACCGCCTTTGCCGCCTCCTGCGGGGTATTCAACTGGCCGCCCGTGAAGTTCAGCGCCTGTCCGATGATACCGCGAGCCGCGTTGGATTGCGTGTCGAAGTTCTTGTTTTGCGGCGTCGGAAGGTAGTCCTTCAGCCCCTCTAGGCCGCTCGTCGCACCGGGGCCCTTGAGATACAGCTGATTGAGATGGTCAACTACGTCCTGGAGCTGCTTGGCGTAGTTGAACTGTTGAATGGCCTTTGCGCGCTGCGATGCGTCGAGGTCCACGCCAGCGCCGGGTAGGCCCTTGACCGGAACTGCCTGCGGAGCATTGGGTGGCCCGGTGACAACGTAACCGGGCTTGCCGGGAACGAAGTTCGGCGCGGGAGCCGCTGGCGCTGGGACGCCGGGAACGGGACGGACGTTGCCCTGCGGGTCCATAACGAGGTTCGGATGATCCGGCACGAACTTCGGCTCTGGAGCCGGTCCAGTGATGACCGGGCGATTGCCGAACGCCGAGGGCGCGGGAATGGCGCGCGTCGGATCGTTCGGGTCAATGATGTAGCCGGGAGGCGGTGCGGGAATGTCAGCCACTAATCGGCTCCCATGCGTTCGTTTTTGGATTGTAGCGCATTGGCGGTGGGGCTGCGCTTGGACCGCTCACCTGCGCCCCGTAGGGCACCGATACGGGCGTCGGCGGGTGAAGCAGCTGCATGAACTGGTCGAACGAGCCAGAGTATCCGTGGCCCTTGGCGTACTCGAAGTCTTGAATGCTGCTAGTTGGCTGCCGCGCGTCCGGAATTAGTTTCGCAATCAGTGACGCTCTGTCGGATGCGATCTGCTCGTTCAGCTTTTCGCGGGCGAAATTGCGGTCATCCACCCCCTGATTTGCCTGAAGCAGCGTTGGAATGAACGCGCCCTGCCGCCCGCTGTGGACCTCTCCGTAGGTGTCTCCGAGGACGCCGAGAATTTTCGCCCATAGCGGGACATTCTTCTTCTGCTCCATCGGCATTGCCTGCGGGAGCATGGCGAGCAGGCTTTTGATGTCGAATCCACCGGGAGCCGCAGCGGGAGCCTGCGTCGGGTCTCCGGAGGGAATATCGACGTTGAACGCCTGTGCTCGGCGCACAAGGTCGATTGGACTTGTTGCCACTTGGCTATCCTTCACTGCGGCATTGACGTAATTCTGTGTTTCGGCAGGGGCATGGGCGAGCCAGTACGGCCCGTATTTCTTCACCGCCTTATCGACGTTCCCCGGTCCCCAGTTGTACGCCGCCCACGCCTTCGACAGGTCGCCGTTGTAGCGGGTCTGCATTGCACTCAGGTACTGCCCGCCGACGCGGTTGTATTCGCTTGGCGTCTGGCTTGCTGCGGGCTGTATTCCGAAGCCGGGATTCTGCGCCGTGGAGGGCATGACCTGCATCTTGAACAGCGCACCGGCAGGCGAGCGGACGGGCGAGCCGTCTGGGTAATAGTCCCGGTTCTGGCTCTCATGCAGAGCCGTGATGAGGTCGAGACCCGTCGCCATTTAAGCGCCGCCAGCGAACGCAGACGCCGCGTTTGATCCTGCCTGCATCAGATAATCAAGCAGCCCCGGCTTTTGTCCGGTCGAGGTTCCACCGTTGAACAGTGCCCCGAGCGAGTTTCCGAGTGCGGTGACACCGGTATAAGGAGCCTGGTTCGCCAACTGGAGACCGGCGAGCTGCTGCATTGCGTTGTTGTTCTGCTGCTGCTCGGAATTGTTGAGCGCATTCTGCTGTGCCGCGAGTGCCTGATCCGCCTGCTGGCCTGCCTGCATTCGCCGGTTCATCTCGTCGGCGTAGTTGCCGTAGAGAACCTGCATGTTCGCGTTGCCGAGCTGCTTGGACAAGTCATCGACATAAGCCCCGGAGCCGTATCTTCCGCCGCTCTCGAACTGGCTTCCGACCTGTCCAAGAATGGACTGGTCCAACTGGCCGAGCATGTTCTGGATATACGGGTTGCCCGACATGTATTTGCCGTTGATGACATCGCCATAGAAGTTGTTCGCACTTCCCGCCGTCTTGCCCATCGCGGCGGCCTGCTGACCCATTCCAGCCGTCTGCCCCGCGAGCTGACCGCCGAGCTTGCCAAGGTTGGCATTGGCGGCGTTGATCGCGGCGAGGTTCGCCTGCGTCTGCGGCTGTGCGGCGTTGAATACGTCGATCACGTCCTGCGCGCCCTGCGTGGCGTAGGGTTGGGCCCACTGCTGCGCCGACCCTGACGTGCTCTTTGCTGGAGACCCTTTCAGGATACCCATTCTTACAATTCCTTTTCGTAACTCGTGCCGTCGAGAGCGACCCAACCCGTTGCCGAGGCATATCTGCCCCAGCCTTTCCGCCCCTTCATTGTGAGCTTTTTCGCCCCGGCGTCTTTCGCCCAGGCACTCACTGTTTCGCTCAGTTGCGGAACCCAATCCCTGTGCCTGTAACCACCGGCCAATCTCAGCTCGGCGGTCTGGTCAGTGAAAAGCAGTGTCGTTGCAGCCGCGAACACGGTTCCATTCTCGTGCGCAATCCAGACAACCTGGTCGGGATGCTCGACGGGGACGGAACCGAAGTCTGCGGCGGGTTTGAGGAGGTCGTATATTGCGGGCCAGAGCGGGTGGGATTCCGCGTCGGGCAATGATGATATTTGCACTTAGCTGCTGATGATGAACCATGCCGTTCCGTCGGAAACGACTGTTCGGAACGCCCATTGGCTTGCCAGTGAAACAGTGGCTGCGCCGTCGATGGTTTCCGTCCCATCGCCGTCAATTGTTACCGCGTGGGCGGAACTGTCGATCTTCTTGATCGTGAACCTGCGCCCGCCGAACAATGCGGCCTTGGGTAGAGTGATCGTGAACGCCGCCGTGGTGGCGTCGGCCATGATCGTGTTATCGCCTTCGCTGATCGTATATGCTGCGGTTTTCGTCGCTACATTAATTGTCCGCTGGAGCAGCGGGTTAACCTGCGATGCAACCAATCTCTGCCATTCGGGAAGCGAAGTCTGCGAAAACGGGATCACAGACGCCCACCTTGGGTCGCCTCGATCGCAAGCCCTTCAATGAAGCTCCACTCGGTTCCCTGTGCAATCGTGATCTGCGGCTGATGATAGCGACCGTGGCACCTTATCGGCGTGTCGCCGTTCGCCCTTAGATCGGTCGAGATTACGGTTGTCTGCGCCGCTCCCAAGGTCGGTGAGCTGTCGATTTGCAATGTCACACCGTTGGTTGCGTCGGTGTCGATCCGCGAATTGTGGACGTAGGCACCGAAGCCCTTGAACGCCTCCATCTTCGGAAGCCTGAATTGCGCTTCCATGTTCTCAGAGCCGCCGAAGCTCGCCAGAGTAAAATCATTCATCGCGACGAGGAGCATCGGGTCGCCGCCGCGCCACAGCGGGTCGTCAAAGCTTACCGGCACATCTTCAATCGAGGGATATAGAACCGCAATATCCTCAAGCGTAACCGCCGAGGTCTGTCCCTGCGCTACGCCAACGATTCCGGGCTGGTAAATGTCGCTCCATTTGCCCGTGCCCCAGTTGTAAACCCACAGGCGGTCGGGCATCGACCACACCACTAGCTGACGAGCCGGATCAACCGTCGCGTGGCATTGTGCTTCAATCTGAGCAACCGAGTAGGTCTCGAAGAATGTCCTATCGACAAGCTCGACAAGGCCGGTTTGCGTCTGCTGCTTTCCAATGGGTGAAAGCTGACCGTCGAGCAGTTGATAGAACCCCGAGCGGTCGAGGAAGAACACCCGCTTGCCTGATTGAGCGATGACCCCTTGGCAAAGCGCTCCGATACCGTCTGAAATCTTCCTTCGCGTATAGATCAGCGGCGTTCCGACATACTCGAAGATGTGGATTGCGCCCGCCTGAAACACTAGACCGTATTCGCCGCCGACAAGGCCGGTGATCAGGCCGCCATCGGGGATCTGTTGATTGTCGCACTGGTTGGTTCCGATGGTCCAGCCCTCGCAGTCGTTGAGGCCCGACCATGTGACCGTGTTACCGGCAGCGGCATCGCCAGCGAGGAATACCTGGTCGCGAACAATCGCCACCATCGACGCATCCGGAGGCGAACCGCCGAGCGCCGCAATGGTGTTTGCCGTGATCGTGTATTTCTGCGGTGTGTCGCCGTTTACGCCGATGACGAAATTGCCGAACTGCGCGAAATACCACGGCTTGCCCGATGACACCGTTAGGATCGAAGTCGCGGCGCTTGCGGTCAGTGTGTAGAGATGCGCCGCCGTTCCAGCGAGCAGAACCTTCGTTCCATCGTAAGCGGTGAATGCCGCAGCCCCGCTCCATGTTTCGCCCATCGCCGCCGTGACTGACGATAGGGCTTTGACAGGAGCGTAGCCGAGCGAGGTCGAGTAGCAGTTGCGGGCCGTGACGAGGTTGCTGTGGCCGAACTCGGGCAAATCCGGGGCCCACGACCCGAGTTGCACCTTAGCGCTCCCAGATATATGATTGCATCATGAGCGGAGCAGACGGCATACGCTGGCGGTTTGCCTGCGCGTTGATCTCGCCCGTCGCTTCATCCCAAGCCGCCTTCCACACAGACAGGCGCGTGTCGTCGCGAAGGAACGCTTCAGCCATGCACAGCGAGCCCCATAGATAGAGGTCGGGATATGTACTCAGCAGCCAGTTGGTCGGGTTGTCCTCGTCCAGTGACGGGATTCGCTGGTAGTAATCCAGAAGTAGAGAGTATTCACCATCGGGCGTCGGGCCGAGGAATATCTGCTGGCCGATCACCGCATAAGCCTGGGGCATTCCCGTGTTCGCCTGCGGGTAGCTGTTTCTCAACACCGCCGGAGTCATCGCGACGAGCACAAAGTCCGGGTCCGCGTCGAGATACAGGTCACGCGCCGACAGGAAGTCATCGGGCAACGCAAGCTGCGGAATGCCGTCAACCGTTGCGTAGCTGGTCTGTGCGTGCATCTCCGGTGTGCGGAGGAGACGATTGGCGCGGGATTCGAACAGGCGAATAAACGTGGGAATGCGGGCCGAGAGATCGGAGCGGTTCAGCCACTGGTCGAGTTCGGTCAGGAGTTCGTCGTAGGTCGCAATGGTCACGCTACGGCCTCCTTCGTGAACTTATCCAGCTTGCGCTTGGTCCACTCTTCGAACTTGGGTTTCTGGATGACTGTGTGGGCGTTGGTCAGGATTTGCTCGCCAATGTGGCCCAGCTCCCAACTCAATTCGTGGTCGCAGTAAATCTTGATTCCAGCTTCTCTGAGCGACTTGAAGAAATGAACATCTTCTCCGACGAACCTGATCCCATCGGGCGTCGGGTCCATTCGGAACAGCGGCCAGAAATGCTCCTTGCCGTCATCCGTTGCTTTTGCTTCGAGGATCGCGAATGCCCGCATGTCCACGAGGCACAGCCCCAATCCGAGATGCGCGACCTCTTCTAATTCACCGGCCTCAGCTTTCTCCTGCGTGGTCCACACAAGGTCCAGCTCGTCGTCGTTGCCCTGCTTCGATGCGGTCGGAGAGGTTGG